GCCGTAATCTCGAAATAGCGCATCGCCATGTGCGTTCCTTTGTGCAACTCGATAGTTAGTGCAAAGTCTATCGACGCGCACCGGGCAGCAAAGCATGGCACAGTGTAGTCAGCGCCTACTGACTAAAAAGTTGAAGCCGCGGGGAACCACGGGAGCGAGCGGAGACAGGGAAGGGGTAAAAAGCGACCAGGTGCGCGGAAGGGGGATTTGCGTACCTGGCCGTTCAACTCTCATGCCACGCAGAGGGTGGCGGGATCAGGGTATCAAGCCGCGGGCGCCCTCGGTTTTGGTGTGCCCCGGGGAGAAGGGGCGTGAGTAGAGGGGAGGTAGTGCAGCGGGCAAGGGTGGGTGCAGGTGGTCGTCCGAGGGGATGGCCAGGAGGTGGGAGAAACAGCCGCGGGACCCGGCCCCTACGGCTCGCTCCGCTCGCTCTAACCCCATACCCCCTTCCCTGGTTCTCTTACTCCCTATCCCCTACTCCCTATGCTCTCCCCTCTCTACTGGTTCCCCTTTACTACTGCCCTTCCCTTCTCCCCTCTACTGCGCCCCCTCCCCTGTGGTTCTCTCCTCTCCGGGCGGTGAATTAACCGAGGTGCAATTCGATACCTTTCCTCTCCTGGTTGGTGCTCTCCCATTTGAAAGCTGCCCTGTTATATAGGGAATGCTCTATAGCGCACCGGGAAGCTGCGTTGTGCTTGAGTCTGCGTGCTCACACCAGAATCGACGGAGGACTGCTGAGAACGTCATTTAGAGCGCTTCCCGGTGCATGTTTGCTTGTGCTTTCTGCTTGCTTTCTGCAGTCACCGGGAAGTGGTGTATCTCGATGCTTTGTGCGGGGCATGGGAGTAGGACTTGTGCATAAAGCCCTTAGTGCGATGTGAGTGTGCTTTTGGTTCGATGCTTCGTTGGCGCTTGGGCAGTGTTCATGCGGGTTTCAGCGGTACGAGACTTAGGCGGCTTTACGGGGTGCTTTTGGTGGGTGCGATCGCACCGTTAGGACGCTCTCTACTGGCCTGCTTACCCTACTCTTATCGGCCCCTGGGTGCGGTGGTGGCGAAATGGAGGGGTTTAGGCGGTGATTACTCCATAAGCCATTGATTTATATGGACTTTGTGGCGGTGGCGAGGTGGTGTTGGTGCGCGCTCCCTACAAGGTATGGGATTTGGCGTGTGTGAGGGGCTGGAAGGGGTGCCTTACGCGCGTGCAGGCCATATATACAAAGAGGGCGTTTCCCTGGCCAGGCATCTTGACTACCTCCCGGCCCGGGGCGATGTTGGAGGGCCGAAACCAGTTGGAGAGGAACGTGGATCAAGACGACCGGATCACTTACTGCCGCGCTGACGGCTGCGACAACCCTGCCACTGAGGAGATCGAGGAGCACGGCTGGTATTGCGATCACCACGCCGACAACATCTATGACGCCTACCGGTTGAAGGACTGACCCAGCGTGTCCAAGCCAGCCAACCGGGCCTACTCTCGGTATAGCGAAAGCGCCGCCCTACTGTTGGGTCGCCTGGTTCGTCGAGGCCGCATTGAGAACGGCCTTACAGTGGCGGCGCTAGCGGAGCACGCCGGCGTCTCCCGGGGGCTGGTTCAGCGCATCGAGCGTGGGGAAATGGGGTGTGCCATCGGATCGGTATTTCAGGTGGCCGCGATCGTTGGCGTACCCCTGTTTGAGCCTTCGCCGGAGGATCTGAGGGCTCGGCTTTCAGAGGTGGGGGATCAGCTCGCGCTTCTGCCGGCGGCGGTGCCCCCGCTCAGTCGTGACGTGAAGGACGATTTCTGACTGCTGTGGCCCTCAGTTGTCCCAATTCAGGAAGTAGGCCCAGGCACCGTCGCGCTCGGTTCGTACCAGGCGCCCATTGCTGAAAGCGCCCATGCGGTAGAAGCGCTCCCGGGATATGCGCTCGTAGCCGGTCATTGATCGCCCTCCCGCCGCTGTATCTCTCTCACCATTGCCTCGATCGTTAATGGGTGCCCGTAGATGGCGCCGTTCTCCTCCGACACGACCAGCTGGCCGCCCTCGTAGCCGAAACGGGCGGCTGACCAGCGCTCAAAGCGGACCCGAAAGGCGGGCGTCACCTTCACTGCCGTACTGAGGGGCAATCGAAGCGCCCCGGGCGGGATGTAGGGCGAAGGCACCAGCCGGTAGCCGTTCAACCGTGGGACTGAATCAATCATGCTTTCGCCTCGCCGCTTTCTTGATCGCCTCGCGGCCCGCATCGAGCGCGTCCTGGTAGTCGGCAAGCATCGCGTCGAACATCTTGTTGGAGGGCGCAGCCGTCTTAGCCGTCGCCCGCTCAAGCAGGGAAAGTGAGGCCGCCAGGCTCGCCAAAACCCGGATGAACGTCCGCTTATCGACCAGCAGCTCCACCCCGCTGTCGATGTGGCCCGGCGTCCCGACATTCTCGACCTCGTTGTCGCCCAGAAGCCCTTTCAGGCCTCGGTTGCGATCCGATTCACGACTCATGGCGCAGCTCCCCGAATTGTTCTTCGACGTCCAGGATCAAGCGCTCAACGGCGTGCGCCTCTGGGTCTCGGCGCCAGGGCATGGGGCCCGCCTGGCGCATTGCCTCCAAAACCTCTCTGCGGCCGGCTTGTCGAGCCGCCTGCAGGTCTGCCGGGGTGATATCAGGCATGGTCAGGGCCTCCTTGTGGGAACACGGTCAGAGGGCACCAATCGGGGATTTCGTTGGTTGGCGTAGCCCTGGGTCCGCGGTCAACGTGCACCGTGTACGGCAGCTCTCGGTTGGCTCGCCGGCAAACAGGAACGCAGGCGACGGCCCCGAAGGCGCCCTTGTGGTCGCTGAACGGGCAGAGGTTGCACTTCTCGATCACGATGCAGCGCGCCCCGCCAGGCCGGCTGGTCCTCAACTGCAGATGCCGGCTGCACAGGTTGAACATATTGATCTCGGGCCGGTCGACGTCCACCGCCCATATGGCATGGCCCCGCTGGGCGTTGATATTGACGATGCCAGTGACCACCAGACACTTGGCCGCCTCAACGGCCTCCGGGCTTTTCAGCGGAATGTCGGCGTATCCCTCGCGGCTGAACTCCACCTGGTCGCCTACCTTGAAGGGGGCGGTCATCGGCTTACCCCCAGCGCGTTGAAGCCCCGGCGAATCAGGTAGCTTCGCGCCACACTCACCAGGGTGAACCAGAAGCAAATGCCCAGGTTGGTCTCAAGGGGCACTTCGATTCCGTAGAGCGGGAAGATCACCAGCTGGCTGGCCAGGGCTACGCCGGCACCGATCAGCACGTTGATCAGGCTCTCCACGAAGCTGCCCAAGCGGGTTTGACCGTGCTTGCTCATAGCCCACCCCCGTAAACGACAAACTTGGCGGCTTCTTCCAGGGTTTGCCGCTCGGCCTGGCTGATACGGTGGAGGTCGTCGAACTCCGTCAGCGTCGCGGCCAGCGCCTGAATCGCTCCGCCCTGCTTGAGCAGCCCGGTGCGCTTCCAATCCAGCAGCTCGCGGCAGCGTTCACGCAGATCACCCGGCGGCACCCTCTCGTCCCACTCATTGCCTTCGTCGTCGTAGACAATGGCGCGGATCGGGTCGCCCAGGTCGATATCGTGGGAGCACTGGTGGCAAAGGGTGATCATGTCGGCGTTGTCGAGCATGGCTTCGGCAGCCTCCGCCGGCGTCTCCGCCATCACTGAGCTGCCCGCCTTGGAGGCGTCGTAGATCACCGCGCCGTTGAATCGCTTCATTGGGCACCCCTCTCCTGCTTCATCAGGCGCACGACGGCATCCAGCACGTCGCTCACGTTCTCCGGGCTGGTCCGACGGCGCGCCTGCTCACTCAGCGCCTGCAGCACGGCGTGGCCGTCGAACAGGACGCTGGGGATGGGCTGGTCGCCCCGGTCAGCCGGGTGCGATTCGTGGGGCGTGCAGGTGTCCCCGCACTGCGGGCAGTCATCGTCGGCCTCGCAGTCCCAGATATCAGCCCAGGGGCGGTCGCACCCCTGGCACCGGTAGTAGTTGATAACTTGCTCGCTCATTCTTCCTCGTCCTCCTCGGGGTACGACCCATAAACGAGGTTGTGCAGCTCCCGGAACCGGTCACTGTCGGCGTCGCAATCCACTTGCTCAACGCTGATGTGTCCGCCGTTAATGTTGATCAGAAGCGCGAAGCACCAGCCCTCGTCGACGCAGCCACCTTTAAGAGTCAACTGAGGAAATTCCCGGGCTATATGCTCCAGAACAGGGGTCGGAGAGGACCAGGCCGAGTCAAACTTGAGTTCGGCGTCTCGCTGTCCTAGCCGGACGAACCCGGGACGACTCGCATCCCACTTCGTACCCCAATGCTCGATTGACCAGGCATACCAGCTTCGGAAGCCGGTCTCGTCGAGACACTTCTTCGCATTGAGCCCGGCGGCGAACACTTCGGGGCGCTCCTCGTGCATGCGGTCCAGCCACGCTTGCGGGTCGGCAAGGTCACCGTCCTTGAGAAACCAGGGAATGGATTTGAGGGCCTCTTGGGCGGCGGACGCCAGACCCTTGCGCATTGAGTCCTCGACGGTGAGCATCACCAATCCAGCCTCGGAGAAGCTGCCCTCCTCGGAGCCCTTGAGGATCTCAGGCATGGGAATGAAGCCGTCGAACGAAAAATCGCGGATGCCGTGCTTGTCCTCGATTCGACCGGTGTTGAAAAGCCGATCAATCTCTTTGCCCGGCCCCGTGATATGCAGTTTATGGGAAACCCAGTTAGGCATTTTTCTCTCCGTTGTGCTCGCTGTGCGTCAGTGCTGACTTACATAATATAGAGCGCTACGGTGGCTTAGGTAGCGCGGCGACAAGTGATTACGCATTCTCGGCGCAATCTTCTGAGCTCGGCTCCAGGGCCTCGATGAACTCTTGCGAGGAGGGCAATTTATCAAGCGGCCAACTATGGCAAATCTTGACGGGCTGATAGTCGCCGGCAAGGAAAGAGCTGAGGTTGTGGAAGCGATCTGCCGGGGTTAGCGGTTCTTTGCCGAAGCCCTTGTAAACCTCGAACGTCCCGCCATCCAAGTCGATCACATACGCCCACTCGCAGAACAGACCATCCCCGGCAAAATCGTAGGAATCACTAAGGGGGAGCCCGCTCTCAGAGTGGTTGACCAGATTGATCACCTCGGCGCCGGTGTCGCGGGAAAGCTGCGGGTGCGCACGTCCAAACTTCTCTGCAATCTCCATGCTAACGAAACCGCTATCGTCGGCGCCCTGCTCCTTCCAAAGCTCAAGGATCTCGTTCTGCGGGATAAATCGGCAGCCCAAGAGCTTCGCTTTGAAGGCGTCCAGGGCCCCATCTTCGATAATCTTGGAAATAGCGGCTAAGGCGGTGACACCCTGCCCGGCGGGGTAGCCGTCCCACTGCCCGTATTGTGCGATGCGATGCGATCCGCCGGAAATAACCACAACCAGGTTGCGTGTACCCATAATGCGTTCCTTATTGATGCTGTTAAGTCAATGCTTACTTTCTAATTGTAGACGCGCACAGTGGCGCTCAAAGCGCGGGCAGTTGATTGTTTGCCCGCGCTGGCGGGTTACTTGCGGGTAGCTTTCAGAAGGACGACGGAGACGCTGGCGCCGGCGAATCGGTTGTGGCGTACCCGGGAGAACTCGAAGTCCCAGCCAGCCGGCGGCTCCACTTTGACGGCGCTTGCGGGGAGGATCGCCACCAGGCGGCCAGTAGGCACCGGCCGCACCAACTTCATGGCGGCCTGCAGATGGGCTTGCCAGCGGCCATCGGAGAAAGGCGGGTTCATCACGATCACGTCGAAGCGCTCCCGGGTATCCTCCGCATATTGCAGGAAGTCCTTGTTTAGCGACTTGAAGCCTCGGGCCCGGAGAATCTGGTGCCGCAGCTCGCTGATCTCCACACACCGGGTCCTGTCTTTGGGCATCAGTTGCGCGAGGTCGCCGTTGCCGGCCTGTGGCTCGCAGCAAATGTCGCGATCCTGGATATCCGCCCAATCCACCAGCTCCTGGGCCAGGTCGTCCGGCGTCGGGTAGAACTGGTGCGTTTTCTTGTCGGGCACCATCCCCGAATGGAGGATCTCCCGAATAATGGGCCCGACGCTGTAGTCGAACAGAAAGCAGCCGTCGGCTTCTTTCGCGCCGCCAAGGCTTGCGAGCACCTCCTCCGCCTCGCGGCGCACATGCCGGTCGGAGGTATGCCCCAGCGTGCGGGCGACGCTACCGTCGGACCTGATCGACTCCCGGCCACCGTTGAGCACGGCCTTGACCGCCCGGGGCAACGGCCGTTGTATCTCCATCCACTCTTTGGGCTTGATGGCCTTCTCCGGCTTGCGCCGTAGGCTTTCGGGTATGGCGCCGGGGTACAGGCTCGCCAGGACAGCATTCAAGCGCCAGGCCATATCGGGGTGAACCTCAAGGTGCGCCGTGCCCTTCTTGTAGACGCGGATCTTAAAGGCGCCGCCGTCCACATACAGCCATTCTCCTGGGCGCTCGCGGGCGTCGCGGAGCAGCTCGTAGCTGCCTGAAATTTGATCGTCCTCGCCCATGAATCGAGCGATCACGCTGCGCAGGTCGTTGATGTAGCCGGCCTTGTCGGTGCTCGGCATGTCGTAGCTGGTGATGGCATCCAGGATGATCATGCGCTTGTAGAAGGCTTGCGGACTGTTCGTGACGTGCTCCCGGCTGAGGGCCCTGAACATGCCGTCCACCCGCTCACCTAAGTAGAGGTGGCGCTTGTTGAGCAGGTCGATGATCGTGGAGCGCACCGATTCCTCCTCGAAGGGAGGCGTTTGCCGTGATCGGATCTGCTCGTACCAGTCCGACCGCCGCTTCTGCGGCATGATTTCCAGAACGTCGGTCATTTTCAGCGCCCGGTCCCAAAACTCGGCGTCCAGAGCTTTTACCGCCGTCTCTCGGTTGAACGGCGGCATCGGGTTGGGGTTGTCGTTGCGGTCCAGCTCGGCAAAGTACCGCATCACGCCCCGCCGGCTGTCGTTGAGCAGCTCCACGACCTCGTCGATTGAGGAAAGAGACGCTGAATACTGGCCCATAAGGTTGGAGAAAAGGTCCGATGGCGCCGGGGCGAAGAACGCCTCGGCCTCCATCAATTCGATCGCGGCGCCCATTTGGCCTCCTGTTTGATCATGTGCTCGATAAGCTCCTCGCGGCCGAGGCGCTTGGATGAAAAGATCGGCTCATAGCTGTTTCGAGCCGCGTAAACGTGGCGCTTGTGACCGTTGCGCCGGTAGGTCTTGTGGGTCCACCGCATGCCCCGGAGGCGGAAGGTGGCTACGAAACTTGCCATGCGGCCCCCGGGTCAGCGCTGCAGCTCGGTCATCGCCACTTCCAGCAGCTTGTTGACCTCGTCGAGCGCTGCGAAGGCCATGGCCGGGTAGCTTCGGCGCAAGTAGCTTTCGACCTTGGCGAGCGCCGCCTGGGCCCGCTCCACCGTCTCCCGGCATTGCTGCTGGTCGAAGGTGATCGCCTGGCAGTGCACGACCTGGTAGGCATCGCGATCGGTGTGGGGCTCAGCCTCCTCCATCCAGTCGAACAGCGTTTTTTTCGCCATCCGCACATCGTCGGCTTCTACCGTTTCACTGAAGGTTCCCTGCTCGGTGTCGCCGGCGTGCCACAGAGCCACCATTTCGTACTTAGGCATGCGCCTTCTCCTCTTTCGGGTGTATGCAGCGAGCCACCATGTCGTTGAAGTCCCAGACAGAGGACCGATCACAGTGCCCGCAGGTCAGGACGTAGCAGCCCGGGCCGCGCAAGCTGTCGCGCAGCCGGGACCAGCCCTGGCATTCCGATTGCCAGGTGTGGCAGTGCGGGCAGCGCTGATCACTGCCACTGCGGGCCCTTCTCTGGTTTCGGTTGCGTTGGAATAGGCGGAGGAAGGCCTTAATCACCGGTCTTCTCCATGGCGTAGATGACGTAGCGAATGAGCGGCCAGAACGGCATGGCGAGTGCCAGGCTCAGCAGCACCGGGCAGCGCGACTCAACGTCGCGCAGCATCGTGGCGGTGATCATGGCGTGGTAGTACCAGGCGCTCAGGCTGAGCATGAGAATCAGTGCGGCCAGCGGAATCACGACGCCGGCGATCAAAATGCTTTGTTGGTTCATGTGCTTGCCCAATGTCAGTTGATGCTTACTTTCTAGTGTAAGTTTAGACAGAGGGGGTAAAAGCGCGGGGTTGAGTGGCGCGCAAATAAAAAGCCCGCGGGGTGCGGGCTTTGCTGGCTATTCTTCTTCGTCCTCATAGCACTGATCGCAGAGCAGGTCGGAGAACCCGGCCCTGGCCTCGACGTCATCGGAGAACCAGCCGCAAGTACCGCACAGGGCGATATCGAATTCCAGGTCAAGCAGGCGCTCAAAGGCCTCGGCATCCGGGAGTCCCAGCTCCGCTGCGGCGGTGCTAAGCTCGTTGGACATGCAGGCCGAGCCGTCAATCGTCTCAGCCCAATCCTGTGCCTTGGCCTTGTCCAGCTCGTAAGTGGTGGACGTGCCCGGGTCGTAGAAGCGCAGAACTTCCATCAGGCCACCCGTACCGCGAAGGCAGCGGACAGGGGCACGTCGCAGCGCCAGAAGTCGGCCCCGCCCAGGCCCCGCATGTTCGCGGTGCACGCCTCAGCGCCCAGGTGGGCCAGCTTTACCACCACCGCGTGCGGGGTCTTGTCGAGGACATAAGCCCGCTGGCGCTTGAGCAGCGTGCCGGGGAAGCGGTGTGGCTTGTTCAGCTCCACCACCCACCACTGCGGGGTCAGATCCGCCGCGCGCTTCTGGATCTCGCGGACGGTGTTCATGGCCTTACGCGCCTTCTTGCGCTGGCGCTGCTTAGAAGTGGAACGTGACATGGGCAATCTCCTTGTTGGTCAGGTGTGCGGGTTGGACCGTGGCGCCGTAGATCGCCGCCGGCCGGGGTGTCTGGTAGCTCGGGGCGGGCTTGTCCTGAGACAGGTAGGCCACGCCGGCGGAGATCCACACCAGGGCGCCGAAAAACAGCGCCACCTTGGTGACCTCCCAGAGCCAGGCTGTAACGTAGTCGTGCCTTTGCTTGGCCATCACCAGCTCCCGAACTTGGCGGCCGCGTCGACCGCTTCCCTGGACCGCTTGAGGGTTTTCTCCTCCTTGCGGTTGCGTTCGTTCGCAGCCAGGCAGCGGGTGCAGTAGCCGGAATCCGTGATCAGCACCTGCGAGGCATTGGCGTTACAACGCCGGCACTTCTTCTGCCCCGCAATCGCCTGTTTCAGCTCCTGGGCGAGCTCCCGGTTCCGCATGGCGTTGTCGTAGAAGGGGTTGCTGTCCTGCCTACGCCGCGACATGCTGCTTCTCCAAGTGCTGGGTCAGCAGGACACCCATGGTGTTTTCCCAGCGGCCCCAATTCACCGAATCAGAGGCGGCCGACGACGGGCCCTGGTGCACATAGCCACCGGGGACGTACCGCGACATCACCTCCATCTCCGCGCGCATGTCTTCGGCGCTCGGGAAGCGGATCGCCTCGCCTTGCGGGGAAACCTTGTAGTAGCGAACGAAGCCCCGGGCCGGCACCCACCGCACATAGGCGGCCAGCACCTTCGGCGGCCCCTCGCTACGCAATCGGGTCAGCACCCCCACCAACATCGTTCTTGAATCCTGGACATTCATCATCGTGGCCCTTCTAAAGTAAGCACTTGCTTTAGTATAGAAACGCAGCGCGGGTCACAAAGCGCGGGATAGTTGACTGGATGATTTTCTACGACGCTCTGTAACGCTCTCTGAGACGCGCTAGCGCTGAGCGCTGTCACGGTACTTTTTCAGCGAGAACGCAGCGCAGCGTGCGATCCCTGTAGCGAGCCGGGCTGATTGATCACGTCGCTCGATCAGCACATACAAAAAAGCCCGCCGAAGCGGGCTTTATGCGGTGGGTGACGACTATTTCGCCGTCAGCGCCATGTCCTTGAGGGCCTCGAACATGAAGCTGCCTTCTTTCAGGGTCAGCGAGCTGCGGCCGTCCCGCTCGGCGATGCCCAGCAGGGGCAGCAGCGCCATCATCTGGCTCGACTGCGCGTTGGCGGTGCCGGCGCTGTACGGGTGCCCCAGGTAAGCCTGACGCAGATCGGCGGTGGTCATCGAGCCGGTGGCGATCAAACCCAGGGCGTAGGCGGTGTACTTGCTCAACTCGTTGCCGTTCTTGAGCGCCTTCACCACGTTGATGACCTTCTCGCCCACCTTCTTGGGCGCCTTGTCGATCTCTTGGAGCAAGGCGTTGACCTGCCCCGGGTCGCCGATCATGTTCTCGTTGAGAGCCATGTACTCGTTCAGCACTTCGCCCAGCAGCGCCTTGATGACCTCGCTTGGCTTGGCGCCGGCGGCCAGTTTCGGGCCCGGGGTGCGCTTGGCTTTCTTGCCAACGCGCTTTTGAGCCTCCTCCGGCTTGGTGGCGACCGCCAGGGTGTCATCATCATCCTCGTCACCCTCGGACTCCGGTACTTCTTCGAGGGAAGCGGTGGCGATCTCCAAGTCTTGCTCGCTCGCTTCAAACTCCTCGGTCTCGGTCTCGGTCTCTCCGCCTTCCAACTCGGCCAGCAGGGCGGCGGCTTGTTCTTCGGTCATTTCGTTGCTTGCGGTGGCATTGCTCATGGTGTGCTCCAGTATTGTTTGTGTGCTTGGGTCTTGCGCGACTGCTTATCTGCGCTACACAAACAATTCTAGCGAGCAGGAGAGGCTCACAAAGCGCGGGAGCACTGAATATCGAGGAATGGCTGAATTAAAGGATGGGAGCTACTGGTGGGCAAAAAAATGGGGCCCCAAAGGCCCCCTCGATAAAGGTAAAGCATGAGTTTACCATCCGCCGCCGAAGCTGTAATCCCCGCTGAGGGCGCCGGCGATCTTCGGCTTGAGAAGGTTATCCTCTTGGTTGACCAGGTCGCCGTCTCCATCGAACCGGCCCTGGGTATTCAGCTCCACGAGCTCCCGGTATTCGGTCATAGCCTGGTCCAGGGTGCGGAAGGTGCCGGGGTTCGCGTCCGGCTTGAACTCGCTCTCGCTGATCGCCCAACGCTGCTCCACGACGAACAGGGTCGGCTGCAGGTCTTCGGGGTCCGCGCGTCCATCCCAGCGCGCCACGATCATTACTTTGTCGGTCTGGTAGCGACCCAGGAGCCAGTAATCGTCGTCGTTGTGCAGCTCCCACCAACGGTCCTCGTCGAGGTACTGGCCGTCCTTGTCGTAGTAAACGTAGGGCTTGCCCATAGGTGTCGTCTCGCTAATCTGTAACTGTGATCAAGTATAGACAGCGTGACAGGGCAGAGAACGCAGGAGTTGTCGGAGGGTAGAATAAAATCGGGGCCCCGAAGGGCCCCTAGCACACAAACACAAGAGCGGATGAACCACACTCGCCCATCCATTATAACCGGTTGGCGCCCGGGGCGCCTCAATTACCCGTCTTCATCCATCGCTGCCAGGTTCAGGCACTGCTCGTAGAGCTTAGCCCACTCGGCAGCAACCTTGTCCAACCCTTCACCGTCCTGTTCCCGGCCCACATGGACCAGACTGCCGACGAATTCGCGCATGGCTTTTGCCCGCAGCTCCTCCTCCCCTTCTTCATCCCGTGGCAGGAACGGGCTGGGGTCGGGGACCACAATCCAAAGCCCGAACGCGGCCAGGAACACGTTGATGATGGGCACCACCGTCATAAGCGCAGCGCACAAGACGAAGACCGGGACGGCCAGCAAGGTGGGTAAGAGCATCCGAGTCGGCCAAAGCAGTAACGATGCGGCCGCTATCCCCACATGATACTGCCGAATGGAGGGCCGCACCCGGGCACCGCTGACCACCCGCCAGTGGCACAGCGCCATTAAACCGTCGAGGTTTGTCGATATGGACTTGAACATACGACCTCCTATGCAGCCAGGGTGATGAAGTTGCGGTCGCGGCGTCCCACCAGCGCCTGCAGCGCCGGGAAGTTGCTGACCTGGAAGCCACCGCGGCGGACCCCCTCGAAGAAAGCCCGCATCATGCACGCCACATCGTAGTCGGCGGCGTGGGCGTCATCCGGGTTGTAGTCCACGCCAGTGCACTGGCACAGCAGGCCCAGGTTCGGCGCGCCGCCCTTCGGATGGGCGAACCGGCCCTCGTCCATGGTGCACAGCACGTCCACCGACGGCAGCGGGTGCTTGCAGTGCGTGAATTCCGCGGCGAGGAAGCCCACGTCGAAGGCGGCGTTGTGGATGACCAGCAGATCCGTTTCTTCCAGGATGCCGGCGAGCCGCTCGATGCAGGTCTCCATCTTTGGCTCGTTGGTCAGCATGGCGCTGTTGATGCCGTGCACCCGTGCGGCGCCCTCGTCGATGGACCGGCCCGGGTTGTAGCGCTGGGTGTAGGTTTCCCGGTGCGTGACTTCGGCGTTCTCCACGGAATACATGGCCGCGCAGAGCTCGATCACCCGGTGCCCGTTCTCAGGCGCCAGGCCCGTGGTCTCGGTGTCGAGGCCCGTAACGATGAATGGTTTGCTCATTTCAGTTCCTTATAGTTGGCTGCCAACTGCTTGATCAATTTGGTCCAGACGTCCCTGTCGCGCTTGGCATCCGTGCCGTCACTGAGGTCCCGACGGAAAGACTGCCCGCCCGGCTTGATAGCGAAGCGCACCACTCGCACCCCGCCGTTGCGCAGTGCCACGACGATCGCCTCGCGGTTCACGAATACGCGCTTGATGGTTTCCCGCTCGCTGACGTAGCCGGCCAGCTCGTCGCTGATACCGTCGGTCAGCGCCTTATCGGTAAGCCCTTGAGCCACGTCGAGGATGGTTTCAAGCCGGACCCGGTATCCGACTTCGTCAATTTCGCCGGCGGCGAATGCGGCCTGGGCGCGCTGGAGCGCCTCAACTACCTTGCGCTCCAGCTCCTCGGCCACGCTGGGCCATTCGCTGCTCATGGCTATGCGGCCCGGGCCAGCTTCTTGAGCGCCTTCACTTCATCCTCGAAGTCGTCCAGACGCACAGCGGGAAGCTGCTTCTTGAACTCGTCGGGGTTGGCTTGCTGGTAGAGGGCGAACGCCTCGGGCCATTTTTCCTGGAGCTGCTTGGTTGTCTTGAGGGCTTCCAGCATTTCTCTGGCTTTCACGGCGTATGTCTGGGCACGGCTTGCGAGGCTGAACCACTCGACCATCACGGACATAGTGGCCTTGTACAGGGCTCGATTGGTCAGCGCGCGCCCCTTGCCTCGCGGAACATGAGGCTGTCCCATGGCCTGGGCATGCACATCAGCGCCTACGTCTACACTGCCGAAGGAACGCATGTGACCCTTGATGAACGGGTCCGTCACGGTCGTCGGAATCGGCACACACTGACCACGCACATTGGTTAGGGGCAGCTCGACGCGAAAGACGGAGCTGCGCATGGTCGGGATGTAATAGGCGCCAGGGAGCAGGTCCAGCGCCTCACGGATATCCCATGGGCTCTGAAAGGCATCTATGAGAACGCTTCGCACCAAGCCATCCTTCCACTTCTCATGCACCAGCGAACTCCAATTCAGCTTGAACCTGTCAGCCGTCTGAAAGTATCGCTTCGGAACGGTGTCGATGATTTTGCGGTCTGCAGGCGGCACCATCAGGTCGTAGTAGCGCGGGCCCAGGTTAGCCGTGATCTGGCTCAGCGCTTCAGTTTGCTCGGCAAAGGCGTGGGCGATCAGGAGCCTTACAACGTCGTCGCGCCGCTGCTGAGTCATTGCGGGGTATTTCATGGGGTTCTCCCTGTCGTGCTGTTTGTGTGCGTAGTAAGTTGATGCTTACTAATTATAGACAGCAGTTCAGGGTCAACTAATGCGGGTTTGACGGGCGTGAGCCGCCCGTCCGATCAGTGTACGGCGAGGGTTACGGGGCGTTGGTTGGAGGCGATCACGCGGTCCCAGGCGTCGATCACGCTGTCCACCCGGGCCTGGAAGTCAGTCATGCCGCGCGACATCTGCCAGCGCCGGCAGCGCAGCGCTTCTTCCTGCAGGGTGCCCCGCATGATCAGGTTCAGGTTCTCAATGTGGATATCGGTCATCGCACCCTTGAGATCCGCCTGCGCCAGCTCAATGCCTGGCTGCACCAGCATGATGCCGCCGAAGTAGAAATTGGCCGCGTCGTAGCACTCCGCCAGGTAGTCGCGAAACTCGTCGCACTCCCGGGCCTGCGGGCCGGCTTCCGTCATCATGTAGCCGATGAAGTCCACCGGGGTGCGGTCGGTGATGAAGGGGCAATCCGCCTTCGCCCACATCGCCTTGTGCTCCTCCAGAATCGCCCACTGGACCTTCATCCGATCCGACCATCCCAGAGCCTGGTCCGGGCGCAGGCCCAGCTTGCTGAAAACGTGCCCCACCCTGCCCTGCACAAAGTGGTGCCCGGTTTCCCGGGCTACCGCTGCGGCCAGGCTTGTCTTGCCCACACGGTGGGCGCCTGCCAGTCCAAAATTCATCCCTTGGCTCCAGGCAGACCCAGTACCTTGGGCAGGTTCGGCTTGAAGTAGTACGGCCCTTTCCCGATCTTGCCGCGTTCGTCGTAGATGGGTTTGCCGTCTGCGCCCAGCTTGCTCATGTTGCTGCGGTGGACCTCGTCGCCGCAGGCATCCAGGTTCAAGCCGAATTCATGGCCGCTGCCGTTGGTGACAACGGTGATATCGGTCAGAGCGTCGGCGGTCTCAACCAGGTCCACGTCGAAGTCATCGCCCTCCAGCTTGCTGATCTGGTCCAGAAGGTTCTCAGCCAGCTGGCGCACCAGCTTCGCCTGCTGCGTCTCGCCGGTGACAGCCTCGATCAGCTCGCCGAACTCCTCACCGATCAGGCTCAGGCGCAGACGGATGCGGGCGTCCTCGGGCACCACCGGGGTCTCGTTGACCGGATGGCCGAAGGTCCGGTGAAATTCGCCGACCTTCTCGAAGGGCGTTTGACGGGCTTCCAGCTCCTCGATCCGAGCGGCGGCCTGCAGGGCCAGTGCGGGGGCGGGCTTACCAGCCTCGTTCACCTGCCGGCGCAGCTCGTCGGAAACCTTCTCCGGCCAGTGGGTGGTGGCATTGCGGGTCATCGCGTGCTTGGTCATGTTCATCCTTACGTTGTGTCGTGTCGTTGATTAAGTGTAGTCAGCCGCGAAGCTGGTCGAGCACTTGGGTGAGCTCTTTTGCCGCTTCATCGCGCTGGACATTCGAGCGGAAGCGGATCTTCTTCGCCCCCGACGCGGTGTGGATCACCAATGTGTTGCGGGCCCGGGGCGCCTGGAAGCCCTCGATACCCTCGAACGGGAAGTAATGCTCCTCGCCCAGCTGCAGGACGCCCTTGCCGGACAGCAGGCGGACGTGCTTCCCGTCGAAGTGCGAGCGCGGCCAGTAGCGCGTCATGGTCATGCTCAGGCCGTTATCGGCGAACCCCATGACCTCGGCGTTATACTGCCCCCACCGGTGCAGCAGGTTCGCCGTCTGGTAGAAGGTATCCGCCGGCGGGTTCGCGTGAACGGCCGTATGGATAAGCTCGTCGGCGTAGGGCTCAGCCTGAGTGTAGAGCGTGGCGCCGCCGATCACACAGACGCGCGTGGCGCCCTCAGCGTCGCCCCAGGCTTGAGCGTGCCCCAGCGCCGCCTCTAGGTCATCGAACGCCACCACCGAGCTGCCGACCGGCCAGGACTTCGACGAAGCCATCACCGCGGCCGGGTCGCTGGTGAGCACCACGTTGAGACGACCCTCCAGCGGCCCGGGTAGCGATTCCCAGGTCTTGCGCCCCATGATCAGGGCCTGGCGCCGCGTCACCCGTGCAAAGTGGCTCATGTCGGCTTGGAGGCGCCCCCAGGGGAGCGCTCCGTTGTTGCCGATCTGCCCCATCGCACCGGTGGCCACCACCAGGGAAACGGGCAACTTGTCCATCAGAAGTCCCCTTCGGCCACCTGGAAGCAGAACACGCCTTCCTCGCGCCACATCTGCACCACGCTGGCGCGGTCCTCGAACGCGCCCACCACTCGGCGGCCCTCGCCACGAAGCTGGTACTCCTTGAGCCACTGGCGCTTCATTTCGTGGTCATGTTCGTGCACGTCGTCCGGGCGCATGTGCAGGCTGTGAAAGCGGACCCGGTTGTTCTTGAGCCAATCCAGGGTCTGCTGGAGAACAAAGGCCTTGCGCCCGGTGAAGATCCGCACGATAGCGCCGCTGTTGTACAGGGCGTTCACGGTCTCGATCACCGCCGTGGATGGGTGGTCGGTCGTGCAGGCCTCGTAGAACGCATCCCAGTCCTTGGTGTCGCCCTCGATGTGCTGCAGGCGCTCAGGCGTGAGCAGGCCGAGGGTACCGTCGAGGTCGACAATGAACACCGGGGCCGCGTTCTTGACCGGCACCGGCGAGGAGTGGGGCATATTGAACGACACCGCCCCCTGCAACTGCAGGTTGGTGATCATGGGGCCAAATACGCTGTTCATACTGCCACTTCTCCTTTGATCGCGGCCTGGGGTTTGTAGCCGTCGAGCACGATATCCTCGGCGGTGATCTGATCGAACGGCTTGCTGGCGACGGTCAGCGTGGGGCCGGGGCGAGCCTTACGGGCCAGCTGAGTCTTCACCTGCTCGACGTGGTTTTCGTAGATGTGCGCATCGCCCATGAAGTGGATAAACTCCAACGGCACCATGTTCGCTTCCTGCGCCAACATGGTCAGCAGCAGCGCATAGCTCGCGATGTTGAAGGGCACGCCCAGGAACAAGTCTGCGCTGCGCTGGTAAAGCGCCAAGCTCAGCGCGTGCGTCGGTACACCTTTCTCGTCGAGGAGCGCTTGTACGTCGTTAGCGTCAGCGTCCGCGCCGATCAGGTTGCAGCGCTCGACCAGCGTCAGCTTCTCGGTCATCAGATGGAACATGGTGTGGCACGGCGGCAGGGCCATTTCGTGGACCTGGGCGGCGTTCCAGGCGCTCACGACGTTCTGGCGCGAATCCGGGATCTCCTTGAGAATACGAATGGCTCGGCCGATCTGGTCCACCCGGTGCTGATTGCCCCGGGCGTCGCTGTAGCGCCAGTTGCGCCACTGTGCGCCGTAGACCGGGCCCAGCTCGCCCTTGCCATCGGCCCACTCGTCCCAGATCCGCACGCCGGCCTTCCGCAGGCTGGTGACGTTGGTCTCGCCGCGCAGGAACCACAGTAGCTCCTCAACAACGCCCTTCCAGAACACCTTCTTGGTGGTCAGCAGAGGGAAGTTCTCGCGCAGGTCGTACACGCGCATTGCGCCCTTAATGCTGCGCGCTGGGATGCCGGTGCGAGTCTCGGCTACCCGGCCGTTCTCCAGAACCTCCTCCAGGAGGCTCAGGTAATTGCCCTCGTTATTGTTCACGGGCTTCTTTGCGTTGGTCATGGATCACTCCAGTTGGATGAACAAGGGCCCCGAAGGGCCCGCTTACCATTCGAGGGACTTGTCTTCGTACTCGATGGGTTTGTCCTCGAAGAAGTTGGTCTCGACGCCGTGCTGGCGCATATAGGGCTCGCACCAGTCCATCGGGTCGGTGGTCTGGCCGAAGATCGTGCCCAGGCCCAGCTTCTGGCTGTACAGGTCAGCGAGCGCCTTAACGTGGCCGTCGATCATCGCCGGGGTGTAGCCGGGAATGCCGCCGCCGACCATGTGGGTGCCCCAGGTGATTTCAAAGCGCGCCGCCTCGGTCAGGATGTTGCGGCAGTCGGTCGCCACTTCGGGGGTGAACAGCTCCGGGCGCTCGGCCCGCAGGTCACGCCACAAGCTGTAGAACAGGTCCAGGTGGTGGTTGGACTCGTCGCGGTTGATATAGCGAATCATCTTGGCGCAGTTGGGCAGGATGCCCTGGCGGTGCAGGACGTAGAACAGCTTGAAGCCGGCCTGGAAGTAGATGCCTTCCAAGGCGACGTTGCCGGCCAGGGCCCGAACGAAGTTCTCCGGGCTGTACTCCTGGCTCAGCATCTGGCTCATGCGCAGGATGTGCTCGTTCTTCGCCCGCAGGATCTCGTCGTTGAGGAACAGGTTGTAGGTTTCCACCGGGTCCATATCGAGGGTCTCGATCATGGTCTCGTAGGAGATAACGTGCACCGCCTCCTCCCAGGCCTGGCGGCTGATCGCCATGGCATACTCGGGGGCGGTGATGTGGCGCCCGATGTTGAACATCAGGTTGCCGAACTGAATGCCGTCCAGGTTCGACAAGAACGCAATATCCAGCTGGACCGCCCGGCGAATGTTCTCCGGCAGCGTCTTCCACTGGCCCACGTCGTCGGTGATCGGCGCGTCCCAATGGAACCAGTTGTTGCGCATCATCTTGTCCAGGACCCGCATGGCGTTGGGGTACTTCACCGGGCTGATCTGCATGAGGTGGTCGCGGGGCCCCTCGATGATCCGCCGGTCGTTGATGTTGATAAATTTCAGCTGGTTCATAACTCTCTCGGTGCGTAAGTGCTTGCTTACTATTTTAGTGCGCCCGCAGCGATGAACTGCAGGCGCAGAGTTGACTCCCTTATTGACACGCCTCGCAGGACGGGTCGTCGATGGAACAGAGTGCCGGGGCGGGCTCAGCGGAACCGTTATCGTCTTCCTCGACGTCTTCCGGCTTCTGAATCTTGAGGTAGTAGGTGGTTTTCAGGCCCAGGCGCCAGGCCAGCGTGTACAGGGCGTCCAGATCACGACCGCGCATGTTCACGTTCATGTAGAGGTTCAGGGACTGGCTCTGGTCGATCCACTTCTGGCGAGCGGCCGCAGCCCGCACCAACCACTCCTGACCCACTTCCCATACCGTCTTCACCAGCTCCGGCCGGTTGTACTTGGCCAGCGGGTTGGGCACGTCGAAGGACCCGGACAGGTTCTCCTTGGTGCTGACACGCTCATAGATCGGCTGGCAGCACTCGGTGGTGCCCACGATGTTGGCGATGGTGGCGGTCGGGGCGATGGCCATGCAGTTGGAGTTGCGCATGCCGCGGCGAGCCTGCTCACGCAGCTGGGCCCAGTCGTCGACGCTGAACAGGCGACTCTGCTTGTCCCGGGCGGTGTCGATCGGCAGGATGCCCTGACTCCAGAGGCTGCCCTCGAACGTCTGGTAGGCCCCGCGTTCGCTAGCCAGATCCGCGCTGGCGCTGATCGCAAAGAAGCTGATGGCTTCCATGATCACGTCGGAGAACGCCACCTGTTCCTCGGACTCCCAGTCAATGCCGGACTTGAGCAGCGCCTCGGCGTAGCCCATCACGCCCAGGCCGACCGGGCGGTGGCGCAGGTTCGAGCGCCGGCTGTCCTCGGTGGGGTAGTAGTTCAGGTCGATCACGTTGTCCAGCATCCGCATCGCGGTTCTGACGGTGTTGCTCAGGCGGACCATGTCGACGTTGCCGTCGTCATTGACGTGGTTGGCGAGGTTGACGCTGCCCAGGTTGCACACGGCCGTCTCGTCCGGGCCGTTGTTGAGGGTGATTTCGGTGCACAGGTTGGAGTTGTGGATCACGCCGACGTGCTGCTGCGGGTTGCGGCGGTTGCACTCGTCCTTGAACGTCACCCAGGGGCCGCCGGTGCGGTACAGGGCGTTCAGCAGCTCCTTCCAGAGCCACTTGGCCTTCACCACGCGGACAGCCTTGCCGGTGGCTTCTGCCGCCTCGTAGGCCTGGCGGAATGCTTCACCGTGGAGCTCATGCAGCTCGGGGAATTCGTTGGGGCTGAACAGCGACCAGTCGCCGTCCTGCTCCTTGCGCTCCATGAACAGGTCGCAAATCCAGCCGGCGGTGAAAATCTGGCGGGCCCGGCGCAGCTCGTCGCCGGCCATTTCGCGCAGCTCCAGGAACTCCAGGATGTCGCCATGCCAAAGCTCAAGGTAGGCCGCGAACGCACCCTTGCGCTTGCCGCCCTGGTTCACGGCCACCGCCGTGTCGTTGAAGATTTTCAGGTACGGCACGATGCCGCTGCTGCGCCCGTTGGTGGACTTGATAATGTCGCCTTCGCTACGCAGCGGGGTCCAGCTGGTGCCGATGCCGCCGGCGAACTTGCTGAGCATGGCCGCCTCGCGGTAGCCCTTTACGAAGATCCGGTCCAGATCGTCCTCGACGTAGGTCAGGTAGCAGCTGGACAGCTGTGGGTGCAGGGTGGCCGAGTTGAACAGGGTCGGCGTGGAATTCATGTAATCGAAGCTGGACAGCAGGTTGTAGAACTCCAAAGCCCGCTCTGTCGGGTTGTCTTCGTTGAAGGCCAGGCCCATGGCCACGCGCATGAACATATGCTGCGGCATTTCGATCACGGCGCCCTGTTGCCCCCGGACCTTCGAGGTCTCGCGAATCAGGTAGCGGTCAAAGATGGTCTGGATGCCCAGGTAGTTGAACTGCAGGTCGCGATTGGGGCGAATGGCGGCGTCGAGCTCGTCCAGGTCAAACAGATAGGGGTCCAGAACCCGCGGGTCCAGGCGCCCTTCTCTTACGCCCTCCTCCAGGTAGACGTCCAGCGGCGGGTATTTCAGGCCGGTGTCGGTGACTTCCTTGTAGATTTCCTGCAGGGTCAGGCGCGCCGCAACGTAGGAGTAGTCGGCGTTCTTGGTGATCAACTGCGCGGCCGCCATGACGGTGGACCGCTGCACGTCCCGGGTCTTGATGCCGTCATAGAACATCAGATCCAGGCGCGCCAATACTTCCTCCGGGGACGCGCTCAGGCCCTCGCAAGCCCAGCGGACGTGGCCTTCGACTTTGCTAAAGTCCAATACTTCGCGCCGGCCGCTGCGCTTGATAACGTGAATGGGAGTGCTACTGCTCAAGGGTTGCTCCTGTTTCTCAGAGTAAAACGCGGCCACGAGGGCCGCGTTGGGTTTGGTAAGTCAGTGCTTGCTTACTATTTACAGAAAAATAGCCGTGATTTCGAGTCTTGTTCTGCGGGTATCCTTTAAGAGGCTTTGCGGGTGAGGTAGGCGCGGGAGAGCAGTTTGAAATCGTCGGTTTCAGTGGCGGCGATAATCGCCGCGGTCGCGTCAGCCAAGTGCTCGTTACTATGGGTGAACCTGCCGCCGTCAGTGAGCCAGGGCGCCGATGGATATGCATGCGTACCCCAGGCGATCATTTCCAATTTACTGGCGGTGGTCTTCCCCGTAACGGCGCGCTTCACGCTGCTTGGGCTTACCTGTATGAGCGGCATGTCCGGGTCAATGCTCGCGATCAACCCGACGGAGACCCCGTAGCTCGCCATCGCCCGAGCCGATTGACTCCCTTCCGGGACTTCAACAACGAGCACGTCCACACTTTCCTGTGCGGCTCGGACGGCGGAGGCAAGCAGCCGCGCCCTGGACACATCGTCGCTGTTCTTGCGCAATTGCTTAGCCTTGGTCGGCTTGGTCTTAATCAGTGCCAGCTCGTCCAGCTCAAGGTTCCAACGCTGCCCGTCATGCACCAAACGGCCGTAGGCGATGCCGAGGTTGCTTAGAGACGGGTCCAGCCCGGCGACCCGAATAGTTGGTCGGTTCATTACCATGCTCCTGCATTTTCATAGTTGTCGATAAGTGTAGTCACCGGTTCCGGTGGCGCCGGCGGGCCGAATTCGTGGTGAGCTAACTCGCCGAAGTAGTAGTCCCTGATCCGCTGGATACACACGTTCCCGCGGTTGTTGCGCTGCTCGGTGTACTTCGGAGCTGCGTTGCGCTGGATCACAAACTCCAGGTGAGTGGGTATTTCCTCGCCTGGCGGGGCAAAGGCGTCCGCTTGGTGTTTCGGCGCGTCGTCGGGCAGGCCCAGCATGACGATCATGCCCTTCTTCCCTTCGCGGACGTCCTTTACGATCAACTCCATCCAGACGCCGCTCTTGCGCGACTTGTACTGCCGGTCGCCCTTGGAGTCATAGACGGCGGTTAGGGCCTGGTCAGGCGCGAACGTGAGGATCAGTGGCGTGCCCTCCAGGCGCGCCGCGCGCAGAACGCGGTGGATACGGCCAAGCCGGGTGTCCAGATCGTTTACCACTGTCCACCTCCTTGGTAGGCACCGGAGAGTGCGAACGCCGGTGCGTCACCACGCAACTGTCCTTCGAGGCTGACCTGTTTAACTGGCGCGTCCTTCGCCGCTTTGTGCGCCAACATCAGGTTCACAATGGCGATCGTTAGCTCGGGCTGGTTGCTAAAGAGTGCGTCAATATCCGCCGGCGGGAGCCAGCCGCTTCCCACCCTTCCCGGCGTACTGCATTGCAGGAGCAAGTCGCCGGGCGGACGCCGGCCGAGTCTTCTAGCGTCCTCGTACTTTCTGAGCAGCTGGCTGATCTCGTAAGCGCTGACATCCCGAGGTCGCTCGATCCTGATGCCCTTAACCTGGTCGGTGTGCCGAGCAAAGGCGTCAATGTAGCCATCGTCGACGGTATCGGTGTCCGCGAAAGTGAACGTGAGCGGGTTGTCGGCTCCGCTGGTCTCACCGCGCAGGACCCATGCCGACAGATCCGCCAACGCCGCTATCGGATGGCTGTCGATCATCAACTGCGCGGCTTCCCGCTGGCCTGGATACATTTCCGACTTATGAAGCGTGACACCGCCCGGGGAGCCGTCCGCAGGGACGTCGAGGTAATGGCCGCGTTCGCTCTTATCTGCGGGCTGCGCTATGCCTGACCACCGGCGCCACGCTCGCGCATTGAGGTCCTGTCTCGGCCCCCATCTGGAATCCATCAAAGACATAGCGCGCTCCCTTCCAGGCGCGCCTTGCCGCCCTCTTTCACCATCATCACCGACTCCCGAACCCAATCGCTCAACTCGTTGTGGCTGACGATCAGCACGGTGCCCCGGTCCCGGGCCTTCGCCTCAAGCATCGTCATCATTCGCTCAAGGCCGGCGTCGTCCACCGCGTCGTCAATCTCGTCGGCCATGAACAGCTCAATAGGCTTGCTTGCCCGGCTGGCGACCAGGTCCTGCAGTGCCATAGCACAAGCGACGCGCACCTTCCGCTTCTCGCCACCGCTGAGCAGACCGAAGTCGTCGCCACCGGTGTCGCTGGACACCTTGATGCCGAAGTTCTCGCGGAACTCGCCCTTGCCGGTCTGCTTGAGCGTGGACCAGGAGGCGTGGAGGTTGCCGTCGGAGAGGATGGACAGGTAGTGGGCGGTGCGGTCGTTCAGGAACGGCGTGACGGTGTCCAAAATATGAGCGCGCACGCCGGCCGGGCCGAACACCTGAGCGGTCGCCTTGGCCACTGCCAGGTTGTTGATCAGCTCCTCGGCGTCCGCCACCGCTTTGTCCTTCGTCGCCTGAGCCTTCTCGATGCCCTCCTGGGCGTCTTTCAGCAAAGGCTGGTGAGGGTTGGAGTGATCGCGCAACGCACGGTAGGCGTCCACTGCGTTGCTCAGAGCCTGCTTGGCATCGTCGAGGGCCCGTTGCGCATCGTCGGAGGCGTCCAGCGCCGCCTGTACCTGTGCGCGCTTGCGCATCAAGTCAGACGTATCAGTCATCGACGCGGCGTAGTCGTCTCGCGCTTTCTGCGCGCTCTGAAACGCTCCTTTCGTGTCTTTGAATACCTTTTGACACTTCGCGACGTTGGACGCTTGCTGAGCAGCTTTAGCGAGCGCTGACTTGCGGGCATCATCAAGGTGGTCGTGATCGAAGGGCCGGCCGCAGGTGTCGCACGGGGTGCCCACCAGGTTGTCGACGTCCTTGCACGCCTGTTCCAGGCGCTCGTGGGTGCGGAAGGCCGTCTCCAGCTCGCGGTGTGCGGCGCCGTGGCTGATCTTGGCGTCATTCAGTGCATCATCCAGCGCCGCAAGCTGTCGCTTCTCGTCGTCCAGGCCCTGCAGCTTTCGATCAATCGCACCAATGGCGGCGCGCAGCTTGTCACCGGGGCGCTCTCGTGCGGCTTTCTCCCGTGCTACCGCCTCCTCGCGCAGCTTGAGAATCTTGCGGCTGTGATCACTCACGACCTGCTGCTGATCCAGCTCCCACTGCTTCGAGGCCGCCTCAATGCGCTGGTAGTTGTCCTCCGCGGTGCCGATGGCGTCGATCTTGGCCTGCACCTTGTCCTGAGCGCGCTCTGCTTCCCGACCGGCTTCCCGGGCCCGTTCTTGCGCGATCTTGTAGGCGCCACCCAGACGGTCGATGCCGGCGGCTTCCTCCACCAGGCCCTTGAGCGCCTTGTCGGTCATGTTCGGAAGGTCGGGCATCTTCTCCTGCCCGGCGTAGATGCTGCCGGTGAACACGTCGACGGAGCTGCCAATGATCTTCACCAGCGCCGCCTGGGTCAGCTTGTCGGTGCCGCCGGTCAGATTCTTGTTGCCACCGGTGACGTCGATCACCTCCAGGCGGTTCTTGCCCTTGCTGTGCTTGCGGTGGCGGGTCACTTCGTAGATATGCCCGTCGTCGTCCAGCGTCACCGATACGCGGCAGTTCTTGCCCTCGGCACGGTTGACGATCTTGTCACCCTTCTCGCCCCGGGCTGTCTCGCCGTAGAGCGCCCAGCAGACGGCGTCGAGCACCGTGGACTTGCCGGCGCCGTTGCTCTCCTGGCTGCTGTCGTCGCGGTTGTCACCCTGGATCAGCACAAGGCCCTTCTCGGCCAGGCTTATCTCGACGTGACCTACCGCCATGAAATTCTCAATGATGACGCGGCTCAGCTTCACTGCTCTACTCCTTCGTCGGCTTGTTTCAGTACATCCAGCGCTGCGGCTTCAACCGCCTTCTGGTCGACACCGGTGGCAGGGTTCGCGTCGATCCATTCCGCGATGGATTGCTCGATGCGGGCGCCGCTGGAAATGGTGGCCCCGGTGCGGGTCGCGACCTTGCTCGCCGGGGTGCTCGCGATCAGAACGCCCTTGGCGCCCATGTCGGTGAGCTCCTGGCGCGCTTTCTTGATGTCGGCTTCGGTGGCCTCGCCCACCTTGAGACGGACGTAGTTGCCCGGCGCCGCCTTGCGGATCTCGTCTTCGTCCAGCCCATTGAGGTCGACGAACGCCGGCGCTTTGCTTTCGTGGTGGATTACCTCGTCGCCTACGACGAGCGCGCCGGCGAGCGTGTCAGGGTCGGACCAGGTTTGGTGCGTGGTGGCGCCGACGCTGTAGACCTCACGACCCAGGTGCTTGGAGTCGTGGTAGTGGCCGGCGAACACGCGCCGGAAGCCCACGTCTGCCAGATCCAGGGGGCTAAGCCCGTGATCCGGGATGCCAAAGATCACGCCGTTGACCGGCGCGTGGATGATCGCGTCGTAGCGATCCGCCGGCGCTGAATCGTTCAGCTCCTCCCAGAAGCCCTTCATTTCAGCCAGCAGTGCGGAAGGCTGGGGCACCCAGGGAAACATCACGACCTTGTCGTCGTGGTAGACAGTGGGCTGGTGCGCCAGCTTCACGCCCACCCCTTCCAGGGCCGCGGTGGCGTTGGTCAGCCGGTCGGTGGTGTTGCTTTCGAGGTCGTGGTTGCCCGGAATCATGCGAATGGTCAGGCCCGCGTCGATCAGCTCGCGGAAGGTGTCGAGCGTGGGATTCAGCGCGGAAGGCGTGAGCCGGCCCCGGGTGTGGAACAGATCGCCGGCGTGGTACATGGTGGTGATGCCCGCCGCCAGGGCGTTGTGCCCATGCCGGCGTATCTCGTCGAGAATGATCATCAGGCGCTCATTGCGCCCTTCGGGGTCGGTGCCTGAAAACGCATTCCAATTATGCAAATGCGAGTCAGACAAAAGCAGGTACGGCATAGCGCGTCTCTCGTTGCTGTGTGCGTGATTAAGTATAGTCAGCACTTACTTTAGAGACGCGCTTGGAGAGTTGTATTTTAGCCGGGCCGCATCGCCAGCTCGATCACGCTGATCTGCTTGGCGTTCTTGAAGAAGCCGGTGCCATAGACGTTCTTGAGGGTGCGGCGCATGAACTCGGCCGCCTCCTTGCCCTTCAAACCCCGAGCCAACGCCATGTGGTTGCGCTCGGCATGGTCCCGCAGGGCCACTTCACGACCCACCGCGAAGCTCTGGCGCACCACCGCGAAGCGCAGCGGCTCCCCCTGCTTATCCACCAGCGCCACCCAGCCACCGGGCTGGCACCGGCCGGCCCAGGCCCCGTTCAGGCGCATGGTGTTCATAAGCCCATCGCGATCCAGGTGGTCAGTGACCGCGAAGTTGATCATCGGCACGAATTCCTTGCAGCTGACCGGCATGGCCGTCACGCCCTTGGCCTGCAGGCGTTTCATTGAGTTGAACGCCAGGCACCCGCCTGAGCCCTTGAGCCGCCGGCCGCAGCTATCGCAAAGGTTCTCCAGCTTCTCGTGGACCGCTTTGGTGTTGATCGAGTAGCCGGTGTCCGGGTCGAACTTGAGGTTTCGGTAATTCATAGGGCGCTCCCTGTCTGCGTTCTCATAGTGTAGTCACCCGGATACTGTGGTCTGGGCACAAAAAAGCCGGGCAGTGCCCGGCTTCGTTGCAGTACGGTGGCGCTATTTCGAGATATCGTAGAACGGCGTGACGCTCTGGCCGCTGCCGAAAATGATGATCGGCTTGGAGCCCTCGCGAATAGCCAACTCCTTCACGTCCAGCTCCAGTTTGCGCAGGACGTTCTCGGTCAGGGACTCATTCAGCTCGTCGTAAGCCAGTGCCTGCTGCCGGGAGATCTCCACCTCCTTCTCCCTGGCCTCCAGCTCCTTCGTCTTACCCACCGCGTTGCGAATGGACTGCTCGACGGAGGGGTCGGTGCGCAGATTGCGGATCACTACGCGGGTGACCTTGTAAACGCCCGGGTCGGAGGCGTCCAGGCGCTTCGCGGTGTAGTCACGAATGGCAGCCATCAGCTTCTCGCGGTTTTGGTGGACTGTTAGGCTGTCGTAGTCGGCCACCGCGTTGAAGATGGCTTCCTCGGCCAACGCCTTAACCAGTCGGTAGCCGGCGTAGCGCTGACGGGTCTCGGGGTCGCGTACAGAGGCGTTGGCATACTTCACCGACTGGTCCGCCACTGCGTCCGGGTCCACCTGGTACAGCAGGTCCACGTCCATGTCTTGCAGGCTCAGGTTGTCCTTGGCCTTGGGTCGAAGGTCGGTCAGCGGAACCGTGATTTCCTTGGTGGTGTAGACGTCCACGCTGGAGGTGAAGGCGGTGTAGAACCCCTGTGCTTCCTCGTCCAGGCTTACCTTTCCCGAGATAGCGCTGGTACGCACGCCGACTTCGCCGGTTTCGATACGGCCGCAGCCGGACAGAGAGATCGCCAGTGCGATCAAGACCATTGCCGTTCTTGCAGTAAAGCGCATTTCAAACTCCTTCCAGTTCCATGATAAAGATGACCAAAAACACCCCCAGGCCGGCGGCGAGAAGCGCCTTCTTGCCGATCCGGGACTTCACTTCGGAGAGCGCGGGGACGCCGTAAAGCACCCCCAGCAGCCCGCCACTTACCACCAGATAGAGCAGGACGATTCTCATTCGGCGTGCTCCGGGTACTCGTAATAGAACGCTTCGCCGGCGGTCACACCGTGGTCGAACTCCTCGCGCCAGGCCTCGGCGTCAGCGACGCTTTCGCCGTGCTTGCTGGCGAGCGCCTGCAGCTCCGCGTACCACTGCTCAAAATACATGCCCTACTCCGCGTCTTCTTCGCGTGCCATCGCCTTGAGCTTGTCGAGCAGCTTCGGCTCGGCAGCGCAGGCAGCGACCACTTGGTTGAAGGTGTAGTTCTTGCCGCCAATGTCGAAGCGGCCGTTGCCGGACTTGTTGATCAGGCCCTTGCGGTCCAGGTAGTCCAGCACCGTGCCGGCCTCGTCCACCATCGCACCGTGACCCTGAAACAGAACGCGCCACTCGGCCGTCTCGAAGGGTCGGCTGATCTTGTTCTTCACCAGCTTGGCCTTGACCTTATTGCCGAGGATCTTCTTCTCGGCGCCGCTCTTGCCGTTGTTGATTTCCTTCTTGCCCAGGCTGATGCGCGAGGAACAATAGAACTCAGCGGCGTTGCCACCGGGGGTGCAGTTGTGGACGATCACCCCGTTGTGTCTGCTGCCAACCATGTAGTTGTGGTTATCAGCCACGGTAATGTCGTATCGCGAGCGGTTCCGCTGCGCCGCCTTTTCGCCGAGCGAGCGAATTTCAATGATCTCCACCTCTTCAACCAAAGCCCGCTCTTCGGCTTGGAGCTCAAACTCGACATAGCGACCTCGAAGGTCGGCCGGCAGCTTACGATCCATGCAAGGCGGCACGTAGGTGCAGATCATTTCGGCGAGCTTACGACTGGATTCAACCGTAAACATCAGACTGCCCTCGCCGCGCCGAACACCGAAGTCCAGTCCCAAGTCGAACAGTCGATCAGCTATCCGAGTCAGGTCCGGAGACCGCGCGAATCGCTTGATGGATAGCGTGTAACGCTTATGCGCCTCGTCATAAAAGGCATCGTCCATAATCCAGATAGCAAGCATCATGGGGTCGAGCTCTTTAAGGGCCTGCAACGGGCAACGATTCCCCCGGAGCTCCTGGTTCACCATGGCAACATCCTCGTCGCCTCTGGTAGAGGACCAGTATTCGTACTCCTTGCCCTTTATCCGGGCGGTTCCTCGGCTGAATGAAAGGTATTTGCTCAGCTTACCCACCTTCCACCGCATGTACTCCGGGTCGTTGTTATCCTGAATCCTCAGCACAGCGCCATTTCGAGGCTTGTCGCTGCTCAATACATGAGCATCGCCGGACATTGCCGCTCGCAGAAAGGTCTCGAAGCTCCCGTTTAGACGCGAAATGCGCCGAGAGATCATCTTGTCGCCAACCGACAATGATGATGCAGGAACCCAATTACAGCCGGGCGTCAGCACCTTGTGATCAGGCGTCATGGTTAGCCCAGCGCGGCCGTTTTTTGTGTGCAGCGCGGCCGTCTCGACATGAATCCAGTCAGATATGTCGGAGATCTCACCGTTATCATGCCAGCCGGTGATCGGCTTCGCCTCGAACGACCCGGTTGATTCGTTGAACGACCACACTTCCTTCTCGATGCGACCTTCCACGATCTCTCGCATCGTCGCGTATGTGCCGTCCACGAACGGGACTTTCACATCGCCATGCAGGCAAGTCGGATCACCGAACATTACGCCGGGCTTCATGCGGATCTGGTTCAGCAGCAGAACCAGCATGTTGTTGTCCTCGGCGAACTGCGCGAGCATCGGGTAGCTCTGGCTGGTGCACTTCGCCAGGAGCAGGCTGTCGCGCATGTTGTAGTCGCCGACACCGCGACGATTACCCTTGGCGTCGTACAGCTTCTCGTGGGGTATCATCGACGCCACCGAGTCGAACACCCACACCAGCGGAGCCTCCTCGGGAATAAGAGACTTGCGGCGTACCGCTTCGCAGAACGCCACCGCCTTGTCGACGCTCTCCTCGAACGTCTGGGGGCGCTGGTAAAACCAGTTGCCCTTGCTGGCATCGACGTTCAGACCCAGGCTCTGAGCCAGGTCGGCCTTGAAGCTGCGCTCGTGGTCAGAGAACCCGGCGATACCGCCGGCCTGCTGGCACGCGGCCATGACCATGGTGGAAAGAAAGGTCTTGCCGCAGCTCGGCGGGCCGAAAATCTCGATCAACCGGCCCACCGGCATACCCAGGTCCACAGACCCGGAAATCGCCTCATTCAGCTCGGCCACACCGGTGTCGAGCCACATATTCACGTCTTGACGCTCGCTGTTCTCGCCGATCAGGCCGCTCAGCGCGTCGTAGGTTGCTTGGCTGGTCATGCTGCTTGTCTCTCTGCGGGTTCAAAGACGCTCCACTCCTGGATGCGCCCTGTGATGCTTGCGAATGCCAGGCGCGCGCACTCGTCGGCAAACTTGTTGAGGTCGTAGTACCCGGGCACTTTGACCAGCGCGTCACGGGCTGGGCGCGGCACATTGAGCAGGTCCATAAGGCGCACGTTGCGGTCGAACCGCTCGCGCAGCGGGCCCTCCGGGTCGCAGAACTCATTGAGCTTCTTGGAATAGCGGCTCATGCCCTCGGGGCAATTGGCCTTGCCCTTGTAGGGGCCGTGTTCTTCCCAATGGGCGTACAGTGCGTGCACGTCCTTGAAGTTGTTGAACAGCGCCAGACAGGCTTTCTCGCCCAGCCCGGGGATGCCGTCGATGCAGTCGGACGTGTCGCCCTGGATCGCTTTAGCCTGCAGGTACTGGTGGGCGTTGTTCGCGCCGGTGAACTCCACGAAGTTACGGTGATCCACCTGCCGGTCGTTGATAACGTCGATCCAGGTACACCGGGTGCTCACCAGCTGCAGCCAGTCCTTGTCAGAGCTGACCACGCCAACGTGCTGCCCGCGTGCCATGGCGTGCTTAACGAACAGACCGGCGATATCATCCGCCTCGTAGCCCAGTAGCTTTACCTGGGTGATGCCCAGCAGGAGCAGGAGCTTGTTGAGGGTCTTACGCTGCCGGTTGAAGGACTCGCGCATCTTCTGGCCCTCGGGGTCCTCTTTGCGCTTCTCCTTGTAGCCGGGGTGAATGTCGTACCGCCACTGCGCACGATCGTCCCACAGCATGAATAGGGGGGTGTTCGGGTATTTGTCGCGGAGCGTCTTGAGGCACCGCAACGTGTAGTAGATCGCCTGGGTTTCCTCGCCGCCGGCGGTGAGCGTCGGTGAACGCTGCGCGGCGTAGCCAATGTTCTGGCCGTCGATATAAAGGGCGTCCATGAGGTCTCCTTGAAGCCGAGGTAGGGCCCCTTGCGGGGCCCAAGCGATGGGATTAGAGGCCCTGGACCAGAGCGTCCAGATCGTCCTCGCTCATTTCCTCGCCTACGGAGTCGGCGGCACTGGCATCGGCTGCCGGGGCTTCCGCCTGGGCGGCCGGCTCGGCGTCGATGTACTCGCCCTCCTCAAAAGGGACGTCGTCATCGAAGTCGGTGGACGGCGACATGAGGCCGGCGCTCGCCGGGGCGCGAGTCACGCCCACCGCAGAGCCACCCGCCGGCAGCACACCAGCGACATTGGCCACAGCGGTCAAAGCCTTGGTGAGACCGGTTTCGTTTTCCTGGGCGACGTACTCGTCCAGGTCCGTGAGCTTGTCCAGCACTTCCTTCTTCACCGGCTCGTGCTTCGCTGCCGGCATGACGGTGTAGCGGGTGTCGTTACGGCCGGAACCGGTGCGCTCGATGATCAGGTCCGCGCCGTTGTTGATGTCGGTGATATCGCCGAATTCAGCAACGATGCCCAGAATCGCCTCGAAAGCCTGGGTGCCCAGCTCCAGCACCTGCGGCTCGTTCGGCTTGTCACCGGAGCGGATCAAAGCGTTGACCAGGTACTTCGGCGCGCCGCTCTTGGCTTCGTCCAGGGTCTTGATCTGGGCGTCGCTGTTGGCGCTTTTCACCGAGCTACGAATGGCGTCGCACACGTCGCACGGCTGGCCGAAGGTGTTCTCGGTGCAGATGTAGACGGCGCTGATTTCACCGGCTTCGTTCTTGATGAAGTGCTGACCGAAGTCGTGCCAGAAGGTCGGATCTTCACCGCCCGGGCGCCAGCTGGGCAGAATGCGAACGCGATGCTTGCCCTTGGTGATCTTCGCCGGGCGCTGACGGCCCTTGCGGGCGTCGATGTTCTTCTTCTTTTCCGCGATGATTTCCGCGAGTGATTTAGCCATGATATTGCTCCGTTGGTGGACTGATAGCTGTGGGCGTTTTGCCGGTTAAACCTCAGTCAGTGCTTACTTACCTATTGAGCGGCAGAATTACCGCGCAAAGTGCTGATGGCCAATCCCTTGGCCGTGTCCAGGCGTCCTTGCTGCTGGCTGATGCGAACATCGCCCAGCATTTCTTCCCGACGATCCTTGCCTACCTGCACCAGCATGTCCCTGCGCTGCTTGAGGGCTTCGAGAAGTTGGTTCGCATACGCAGCCTGTTGCTTCAACTCTGCGTATTTAAGTTTAGCGGTGACGACTGCTTTGTTACGCGCAATTGCCTTGTTGAGTGCGGCCTCGGTGACCTTCTCCCCGGCGGCTGCGGCGTCCTTGCGGAGCTCGGCGTCGGCCAGGCTTTCGCGCAGCTCGATTTCGTTCTTGGCCCGGTCGGCTTTCATCTGCAGGTTGGTCGCGACAGCCGCGTAGTGACCGTAGAGCGCTGCCTGCTCGATCATGGCCGCGTCGATGTTGTTGCGATCAACGCGGAGGTCGCGCTCGGCCTGGGACACGGAGATTGAGCCCAGCAG